AGGTAACTGGTAAAATCCAGTTGCACCTCCCCTTTTTTTGTGCTATAATTCACTGAGGTATGGGAGAACTATGACGATTAAACTGATGCTTCTTAAGTCAGGAGAAGACTTAATTTCAGATATTAAGGAAATGGTTTTTGGAGAAGATGAGGAAAAACGAGTCGTTGGATATTATTTAAACCGACCTTGTATTGTAAAGATGCAATCTCCAAATCTTGTCACAGAAGAGAATAAAGATAAAGGTCCTCAAAAAGTGGGATATCAAGTTCAACTTCATCCTTGGATGCCTTTGACTACTGATGAAGAAATACCTGTTCCTGCTGATTGGGTTGTTACGATTGTAACTCCAACACAAAAATTAAAACAAATGTACATTGATGATGTTGTAAACTATGGAAAAGATAATCAAAGTGTTAGTTCTGACGAACAACCAGATATTGGTCTCACAGATTGAGGAGGTTGGTGCCGATATTGGAGAACCAGATTGTAAGTTAGTAAAACCATTTGTAGTCTCCAAAGATCAAACTTTAGAACCATTTTTAATTGGATACACAAAAGAGGATACTTGTATGATGAGTTCTGAAAAAATTCTAACACTTGTAAATCCCACGCCAACACTTCTTGAAAAATACCAGGACCTTACCAAAGAATGAGTCAAACCTTTTATACTAATGTTCAATTGATAGGGAATCAGTTTCTGATTCGTGGTGTAGAGAATGGTAAAAGATTTGAAAACAGAGATGAGTTTTTTCCAACACTATATGTAAATAGTAAAAAGGAATCAAAGTATAAAAACTTAAGTGGTGAAAATGTAGAACCAATAAGACCAGGAACAGTTCGAGATTGTCGTGAGTTTTATAAAAAGTATGAGAATGTAGATGGGTTTGATATCTACGGGAATGATCGGTATGTTTATCAATATATTTCAGAGAAGTATCCTGAAGATGAGATTAAGTTTGATATCAGAAAAATCAAACTTGTAACTTTGGACATTGAGGTTGGGTCCGAGTCTGGATTTCCTGACGTAGAATCTTGTATTGAAGAAATTCTTGCAATCTCTATTCAGGATTATACAACTAAAAAGATTATTACTTGGGGAGTTAAACCATTTAACAATATTCGTGCTGATGTAACTTATCATCATTGTCCGAGTGAATATGAACTTCTCAATCATTTTATTAACTATTGGATGACTGATGTTCCTGATGTAGTCACAGGATGGAATATTCAACTTTATGATATCCCATACATCTGCAAACGATTAAATCGTGTTCTTGGTGAAAAGTTAATGAAAAGATTCTCTAATTGGGGATTGGTTACTGAGAAAGAACTTTACATTACTGGTCGTAAGCATACTACATTTGATGTCGGTGGTTTGACTCAGTTGGATTACCTTGAGTTATATAAGAAGTTCACTTATAAGGCACAGGAATCTTATCGTCTGGATTATATTGCTGAGGTTGAACTCGGACAGAAGAAACTGGATCACTCAGAGTTTAATACCTTTAAAGATTTTTATACTAAAGGTTGGCAAAAGTTTATTGAGTACAACATCGTTGACGTAGAACTTGTTGATCGTCTGGAAGACAAGATGAAGTTGATTGAACTTGCTCTTACGATGGCATATGACGCAAAGGTAAATTATGCTGATGTATTCTATCAAGTTCGTGTTTGGGACACGATTATCTACAATTACCTTAAGAAAAGAAATGTTGTAATTCCTCCTAAAAACAGATCCCAGAAAGATGAAAAGTATGCTGGTGCTTATGTAAAAGAACCTATTCCTGGTAAGTATGATTGGGTCGTTAATTTTGACTTGAATAGTCTATACCCACACTTGATTATGCAGTTTAATGTGAGCCCAGAAACTCTTGTTGATGAAAGACACCCTACTGTAACCGTAGATAAGATTCTGAATCAAGAACTTACTTTTGAGATGTATAAGGATTATGCGGTCTGTCCTAATGGTGCTATGTTTCGTAAGGATGTTCGTGGATTTCTTCCTGAGTTAATGGAGAAGATGTATAACGACCGTGTTATATTCAAGGATAAGATGATTGTTGCAAAGAAGCAGTATGAGAAAACAAAAACAAAAAATTTGGAAAAGGAAATTGCCAGGTGTAATAACATCCAAATGGCAAAGAAGATTTCTCTTAACTCTGCTTATGGCGCTATCGGCAATCAGTATTTCCGTTATTACAAACTAGCAAACGCAGAGGCAATCACTCTTTCTGGGCAGGTCGCGATTCGTTGGATTGAGAGTAAGATGAATATTTATCTCAATAAACTTCTAAAAACACAAGATGTTGATTATGTTATTGCTTCTGACACTGACTCCATTTATTTGCATATGGGTCCTTTGGTTGAAACTGTATACAAAGGAAGAGAGAAAACTACTGAGGGCGTTGTTTCTTTCCTTGATAAGATCTGTCGGATGGAACTTGAAAAGTATATTGAAAGTTGCTACAAAGAGTTGGCGGAATACATGAATGCATATGATCAGAAGATGCAAATGAAGCGAGAGAACATCGCTGATCGTGGGATCTGGACTGCAAAGAAACGTTATATTCTCAATGTATGGGATAGTGAAGGTGTCCGTTATGAAGAACCTAAACTGAAAATGATGGGTATTGAGGCAGTTAAATCCTCCACACCTGCTCCTTGCCGCAAAATGATCAAGGATGCTCTTAAGTTAATGATGAATGGAACGGAAGAAGATGTAATTGCCTTTATTGACAATGCTCGCAAAGAGTTTAGACAACTTCCTCCAGAACAAATCTCATTCCCTCGTTCTGCGTCTGATGTGAACAAATACAAGTCTTCTTCTACAATTTATTCCAAGGGAACACCAATTCATGTTCGTGGAGCACTGTTGTTTAATCATTACATAAAAGAGGCAAAACTAACCAACAAATATTCACTTATACAAAACGGTGAAAAAATTAAGTTTGTTTATCTAAAGAAACCAAATATAATTCACGAGAATATTATTTCATTTATTCAAGAATTTCCTAAGGAGTTAAACCTTGACAAATACATAGACTATGAACTACAATTTGAGAAGGCATTTTTAGAACCACTCAAAATTATTCTTGATTCAATTGGGTGGAATATTGAAAAGACTATTAATCTGGAGTTATTTTTTTCCTAATGGATTTACCTATTAACGATAAAGAACTTGCAACAATCGTAAGTTGTCTAAGACTTGGTGGAGACGTTGCTCTTTATCAAAAAATGAATACAGTCAGACAGGTTCGGAATTCTGTTCCTGATGGACCTTACAAAAAAACTTTACGTGAACAATATGGGATGACAATCTAATGAAAAATCTAATCAGAGTTAAGTATTATTTTAGGGAGCATCCCGATACAACTCTTTCTGTATTCTTTAAGACACAGGAACAAGTTGAGTCTTATAAAGCAAAACACCGCAATTATGTTTACGTTGAAGAGAGTAAGTAAATCATGGATTTTTTGAAAGATATAGTAAAAGAGATTGGAGATGAATTCACAAAACTTGCATGTGATATTGACGAAACTGAAACATATGTGGATACTGGCAGCTACATTTTTAACGCTCTTGTATCTGGTAGCATCTTTGGTGGTGTTTCTGGTAACAAGATTACTGCAATTGCAGGGGAAACTTCTACTGGAAAAACTTTCTTCAGTCTTGCCGTCGTTAAGAATTTTCTTGATAGTCATCCTGATGGATACTGTTTGTATTTTGATACTGAAGCAGCTGTCAATAAACCACTCTTAGAGAGTCGTGGTGTTGATTTAACTCGTTTTGTAGTTGTTAATGTTGTTACGATTGAAGATTTTCGTAATAAGGCACTTAAAGCAATTGATATATATTCTAAATCCCCAGTAGAAGAACGCAAACCTTGTATGTTTGTATTAGACTCTTTGGGTATGTTATCCACAACTAAAGAAATTAATGATGTTCTAAATGATAAGGAAGTTCGGGACATGACTAAATCCCAACTTATCAAAGGAACATTTCGAATGTTAACTCTTAAACTAGGGCAGGCAAATGTTCCACTCATTGTCACAAATCATACATACGATGTCATCGGAGCTTATGTACCAACGAAGGAAATGGGGGGAGGTTCTGGACTCAAATATGCAGCATCTTCGATCATCTATCTCAGCAAAAAGAAAGAAAAAGATGGAACAGAAGTTATTGGAAATCTTATCAAAGCTAAGACTCACAAGTCGCGTATAAGTAAGGAGAACAAAGAAGTTACTATCCGTTTGTATTATGATGAACGAGGACTTGATCGTTACTATGGTCTTTTGGAACTTGGTGAGATTGGTGGATTGTGGAAAAATGTAGCAGGACGTTATGAAATGAATGGTAAAAAAATCTATGGTAAGGACATACTAAAAGATCCTGAAAAGTATTTCACTGAAGAGGTGATGCAAAAACTTGATGAAATTGCTGGTCAGGAGTTTAGTTATGGGTCATGATCAAAGTATTAAAAACTAAAATTAATGTTGCTAAAGTTACTGAGCAATTAAAAAAATATCCTCAAGATTGGGATCACCAGAAACATCTGGAAAACTCTCATTCTCTAGTTGATAGGGGATTTGCAGATTTGCCAACGAGTGCATTACAACTTATAATAGGTGCAGTTAAGAAGAAAGAAGATTTTGTTGGAGATTCTGAAATCAATATCAAAACTCCTGCATATGAACATCATAACGAAATACGAAAGATTATTCGTAAAGAGTTTGGAAGTAAAGAACTACAACGTTGTGGATTTTTGTCCTTACCAATTGATGAGATTGTAGGAGCACATATTGATAAAGGAACTTATTACGTAACAAGAGACAGATATCATCTTTCAATATCGGGAAGATATCAATACTTTTGTGGAACTGATACTGTAATTGTTGAACCAGGAACTCTTCTTTGGTTTAATAATAAGTTACCACACGGAACAGTAAATATTGCTGATGAAACAAGAATAACATTCGTATTTGATATTTTACATTCCCCAGATAATCCTCACCATAAACTAATTTAATGGAAAAAATTGAGTTCTTAATTTTAAGAAACCTACTTTACAATGAGGAATACACAAGAAAAGTCTTACCATTTATCAAAGCAGAATACTTTGAAGATTCGAATCAAAAGATTATATTTGAAGAAATATATTCATTCATTACAGAGTATAATAAACTTGCCACTAAAGAAGTACTTTATATTGAACTGGGAAAAAGAAACGATCTAAACGAAGAGACCTTTAAGCAAACTTCAAAGATTGTTTCTTGTCTTGATGATGTTCCTGTAGAAAAGGATTGGGTTGTTGATACCACAGAAAAATGGTGTCGTGATAGAGCAATCTATCTTGCACTTGTAGAGTCTATTCACATTGCTGATGGTGATGACAAGAAAAATCGTGACTCAATTCCATCAATACTTTCTGATGCCCTTGCAGTAAGTTTTGATAATCACGTTGGTCACGATTACCTACAAGACTATGAAAAACGATATGAATCTTATCACCGAAAGGAAGAGAAGATTGAGTTTGACCTAGAATACTTTAACAAAATCACCAAAGGTGGATTGCCTAACAAGACTCTTAATATTGCTCTTGCTGGTACTGGTGTTGGCAAAAGTTTGTTTATGTGCCATGTAGCATCTTCTGTTCTTCTTCAAGGTAGAAATGTTCTTTACATCACTCTTGAGATGGCAGAAGAACGAATTGCTGAAAGAATTGATGCTAACCTTCTAAATGTTCCTATTCAAGATATTATAGAACTTCCTAAGAACATATTTGAAAATAAGGTTAATAATATTGCTAAGAAAACTCAAGGAACTTTAATCATTAAAGAGTATCCAACTGCATCTGCACACTCTGGGCACTTTAAGGGATTGATTACTGAACTTGCACTTAAGAAATCTTTTAAACCTGATATCATCTTTATTGATTACTTGAACATTTGTGCTTCCTCAAGATTTAAAGGTGGAAGTAATATCAACTCTTATACACTTGTTAAGTCTATTGCAGAAGAACTTCGTGGTCTTGCTGTAGAGTTTAATGTTCCTATTATGAGTGCGACACAAACTACAAGAAGTGGTTTTGGTTCTTCTGATGTAGAACTAACCGATACTTCAGAATCTTTCGGTCTTCCTGCAACTGCTGATTTAATGTTTGCTCTCATATCTACAGAAGAACTTGAGAATCTTGGACAGATATTAGTCAAGCAACTTAAGAACCGATACAATGATCCCACCATTCATAAGAGATTTGTGGTTGGTATTGATCGTGCGAAGATGAGACTTTATGATGTAGAGCAGAGTGCTCAAAACGACATACTTGACAATGGTAAAGAAGAGGAGTATGATAATGAAGAAAAGAAACCTAAAAAATCATTTGAGGGATTTAAGTTTTGATTTATTATTCAGTATTTGATAGAGACGGTAAAAAAATCGTTGATTGTAATAATATTAAAGATGCAATAATGCTTGTTGAATTTGATAACACCAGAACATATCGTCAAATGAAACATATAAATCCACAGACTGTTAATGTTCCTTACATTAAGTTGCCAGATGATTTAAGACTTTCTGAACAAAAAATCCTAAACCAATGTGATCTAGAACCTTTTATTGTATGACTATTTCAATTAAAAAAGAAAACATCTCTGATGGAAGCACCGAGTATACTATGACTGAAAATAATATTATAGATACAAAAAAATATATTGAATTCGTCCGTGAGACCACAAGTCCTGCAAGTAGTGATTTCGCAGCACTTCTTGCCCGTATGACCGAACTTGAAGTTCAGAATGATGCTGACATTCCTCGTCTTATGACTGCCGCATTTGGTATGAGTGCCGAGGCAGGTGAGTTCACCGAAGTTGTAAAGAAGATTATTCTTCAGGGAAAACCTTATAATGAAGAAAATGTATTTCACTTAAAGAGAGAACTCGGTGATATCTGTTGGTATATTGCTCAAGCCTGTATGGCACTTGATACTAACTTTGAGGAAGTCTTACAAATGAACTTTGAGAAACTATCATCAAGGTATCCAGAAGGGACTTTTGATGTGTTCCGAAGTGAAAATCGTGTAGAAGGAGACTTATAAAATATACACTCTCTCCTCTTCTGGGGATTTTTTTATATAAATAATTAGAAAGTGTTATATAAATGAATTCCCAAGACTTTTGCAATTTACAAGAAGCATATTTAAATGTTTATCAAGAGGAAGTTCTTGATGAGGCAGTGTATGGTGGAGAGCCAAAGAAACCAGAAGCACCTAAAGACGATAGAATGGTTGTTACCAACGCAGATAAGAAAGCAAATACTAAAGCATATCAAAACTTTAAAGCAGGTGTTAAGGGTTATAAATCTGCCGATCATTTAGGAGAAGGTGTGCGTGACCTTGAATCCAAGAAAGGAACTGCAGAGAGAAAAGCACGTCTTGAGAAGAAGCGTGGAATGAAACTTGATGACCATCCTGAATATAAGAAAGAAAAATCTGTTGATGAAGCAACTGCCATGGCAAAGAGAGGCAAGGATGAGACTGAAATTCGTAATACAATTGCTAAGAAAACTGGTGCTAGTGGTGCTGGTGCGTTTGCAGACAAAGCAACTTCACTAGCAGATCGTGAAACTTATGGTGATAATAAAAAGAAAGAAGGTAGAGAGAAACTTGCAAGAACTCAAAGAGGCAATTTCCGTAATACGACTTCTTCAAGTCCTGGTCTTCGTGGATATGGTCATAAATCAAGTGATCCTGCTGTAAAAGCAAAGCAAGATGCAAGAGGAGCACAAAGAGGAAGGGCTGCTCTAACTCCTAATGAGAGAAAGCAACTGAATATGGAGTTTGATTTCTACGATCTTGTTCTATCACACTTACTTGATGAAGGTTATGCTGATACTAAAGAAAATGCATTAGTGATTATGGCAAATATGAGTGAAGAGTGGAGAGAGAATATTCTTACAGAAGTAAGTCAGGATGAGTTTCGTGCTGGTATGATGAAAGCAGCAGCAAAAATGCCTTCAGATGTTCGTACACCATCTAGAGAAGAACTTTTTGGGTCAAAAGAAGAAAGGTCTAAAATAAAGATACCTAAAGGAGTAGTAAATCCTACACCAGACACATCAGCAAATATTAGAAAGTCTTCAGAATATTCATCACCCAGAGCATCAAGAGGACTTCCAGCAGCAGGATATAACTAAAACTTTAAAGTGTTTGAGTGTTATGGCAACTAATGCTACGGAAACTGCTAAGCAAGAAAATGGATCTAGAGTTTTTTTTGACTCAGTAATTGAAACTGGAAAAGAACCGTCAGATGCGGTTATGTTAAAAGTTTATGGTGGTTATAATGCTGAATGGAAAGAGACATATAGAAAACAGGCAACAGCATTAAAAAATTTTTTAGGATCAAATAAAGGGTATGAATACTCTAGAGACTCTGGAATAATGCCTTATATTGAAGATATTGCTAAAAAAGATTGTGGAGTTTCTGTCAAAGATAGATGGAACCCTATGGACATTGTTATGGTAAAAAAGAATATGAAAAAAACTGTTGAGGGAACTATAAGAGAACTTACTAATATTGATGGAATGAGTAAACAGGCAAATCTTTCACTTTTGAATACTTATATGAAAGAGGTGCTACAAGAAAAAATATTAATTGGTGTTTCTTTAAAGGCAATATCAAAAAATAAAAAAATTGCCAATGCTGAACTGGCAAATATGGGTGGCAATAAAACTGTGCCAATTAATATTGATCTTATTTCGGGTTCATTAAAATGCAATCTTACTTTAGGAAAAAAAGCAAATTTTTTATTTGATACTGGAGAACTTGGATTTGATTTAAAAACAGAATCTGGAGGACAGATACACGGACAATCTAGAAACTTTCAGTATTCTCAGGCAAGAAATGTAGTTCAAACTGATTTAACTCCAAAAGGAAAAGATGCTGGAGCAAAACTTGGAAAAGTTTCTAGTGTTGCGATGGATAAGTTTTTTTCAGATCTTGGAATGACAAGACCATCCTCTGCAACTAAACATCCACATATTCCTGCTGTGGGAAAATGGAACGAAGCTGATAAAAAATATTGGATAGATTTGTTTAATAAATTAAAAAGAAATTCTATGATTGACTTTGGTGAAATCGCTGTATATCAAGATGGTAAAAAAATAGGAAATACTTTTGAAGAGATTTTAGAAAATGCAATTATATACGAAACAAATACTAATGATAGAAGTTCTGCAGGAAGATTTTCTTCAAAACTTATTGCTATAGAATGGTGTAATACTTGGATACAAATAGATATAAAAAAGAAAACAAAAGATTGGTGTAGAATTTTATACTATGGGGCAAAAAAAGAATTTGGTTCTGCTAATGGTCCATTTTTAAAAATATATTAAATCAATAAATAAAGGTATATAAACAAGTAGTATGAAGAGTTTCTTCCAATTTTTATCTGAGGCAACTGAATCTCAAGCAGCAATGCAGGCAAAGAAACTTGGATATACTGGAGATGGTCATGGTGGATGGGTTGACCGCACTGGAAAAGTAGTAGCAAGAACTGAAAACGGAAAACTTAAACTTATTGGTAAAAAATCTTCAAAGGGTGATGAAGAACCAGCAGATGAAAAGAAACCAGCAGCAGCACCTCAAGCACAAGATACTTCAAAGGTACAAGCACAACCTGCTCCACAACCCTCAGGAGCACCACAGCAGGAACCAGAGGAGCAACCAGATGAGGAAGGATCTACATTAACGATTGCCTTTGGTCGTTTTAATCCACCAACAGTCGGCCACGAAAAACTTTTAAGTGCTGCAAAAAGAGCATCAGTAGGTGGAGACCTTAAGATTTACCCATCAAGAACACAAGACCCCAAGAAAAATCCACTTGACCCTGATATGAAAATATCTTTTATGAAGAAGATGTTTCCAAATTATGAGGATAATATTATTAGTGATTCTAATATGAAATCTATTTTTGATGTTCTTACAAATGCGAATGGAGATGGATATAAAAATGTAAATATTATTGTTGGTTCTGACCGTCAGGCAGAATTTGAAAATCTTGCACAGAAGTATAATGGAGACCTTTATAACTTTGATTTAATTCGTGTGATTTCAGCAGGAGTTAGAGATGCTGATGCTGATGGTGTGGAAGGAATGTCTGCTTCTAAAATGAGAAAGGCAGTTATAGATGATGATTTTGAGTCATTTCGTAAAGGAACTCCAAAGAAACTTAATGATACTGATGCTCAGGCACTTTTTAATGCTGTTCGTCAAGGAATGGGAGCAAAGAAAAAGAAAAAAGAAGTTATTGAGTTATGGCAGATTGCTCCAAAGTACGACCAACAAACTCTTCGTGAAAACTATGTAAAGGGTAATATTTTTAGAATTGGAGATATTATAGAAAATTTAAATACAGGACTTGTTGGTAAAATTACTCGTAGAGGCACTAATCATTTGATTTGTCTTACAAAAGAAGAGTATATGTTTAAGTCTTGGATAAAGGATGTAATGGAATATACTGAAACTAAAATGAATAAAAAGGAAAGACTTCCTGGAAAACCAAATACTCTTGTCGGAACCTCTGATTATTTTAAGTATGCTGTGGATATGACTCCTGGATTTGAGAAGGGTGATAAAACGAATCTACAACAAGGAGCAAAACCATATAAAGGTTACAGTAATATAAAAGAATTCATAAATAAATATAGGAAAATAAAAGAAAGCACTTATTAAAATGTCAATGAATATTCTTAACGATATTTCCAAGGTTTATCTGGACCAGGTTGTTGATGAAGGTAAAGCAGATAAAAAACTTCCAGAATATAAAAGATCTGCTGCAAGACTTGCAAGATATGATAATCCTTCTGGTGCTGAAATGCTAGGTGGTGGGCAGCAAACAACCCGTAGAGCAGAGCACGAAGAAAGAAGAAGAGTTAAGAAAGAAGAGTTTGTTAATGAAGCAAAGAAAAAACCAATGATAAAGATTCAAGTTCCACCGGAAAAACTTGGATATAGAGTTGCTGATATTGGACCTGGTGGAAAAGAGTATAATGTAAAAACTTATGGTTCTATGAATAAAGAAGCACTTGACCCAGTAGGGCAAGAAGACGCTGATATTAATAATGATGGTAAGAAGAATACTAAGACAGATAAGTATCTTCATAATCGTCGTAAAGTAGTTAGTAAGGCAATTCAAAAAGAAGGTAAGTTCTATGACCCAATGGATGACCCTGATTTTGATCCTATTGAGGCAGAAACAAATAGGGGAGTATCTGGTAAAAATAACCCTAAAGGTGGTGTAGCAGCTGGTGAATTATTTAATAATAAAAGTAAAAAGAAGAAAATAAAAGAAGGTTATTCTGATTGGAGAGAAGACTTATCTGAAGTCATTGGAGATGTAAAAAAAAACAAAAGTGAAGATGTAAAAATTACTGAAAAGCAAATTGATAATAAAATTAAAATCAATCCAAGTCTTGGTGAAGCAGTAAAAGAACTTGGTGGAACTTTACTTGAAATGGTGGAGATTGAAGATATTGATTGTGTTCTTGATGACCTTTCAGAATCTGAAGTTTTCCTTCTTTCAGACAAACTAATTGAAGAAGTTGTTGAAGAGTTGTTTAATGAGTGTATCCAAGAAGGATATGATATTAAAGAAGTTGAAAATGTTTTGATTGAATCAATAGATATTTCTGCTTCTCTTTTAACAGAAGCAAAAGTTACTCTAGGACACGATACTGATATTAAGACTGATAGACTTGCAAAAGTAAAATCTGCTGTGAAGAGAGTAGTTGGTGCTGGTGCAAGAGCATTATCAAGAGGAGCAAGAAATGTTGCCCGTGCAATGAAAGATAGAGGAGGTTCTTCTGATAGTAGTAGTTCTTCTTCACCAACACCAGCACCACAAACAAGTTCTTCATCATCAAGTTCAACTGAAACAGGATCTAAGAAATCCGGACTTTTTGGAAGAATTGGATCAGCACTCAAGTCTGGTCTGAAGAGAGTAATTGGTGCTGGTGCAAGAACAGTATCAAGAGGAGCAAGAAATGTTGCTCGTAGAATGGAAGATGGTGGAAGTAAAACTACTACTACCACATCAACACCAGCACCTACACCAACAGCAACAGCAGTAAAACCCAAAGCAAAACCCAAAGCAAAACCAGCATCCAAGAAAGGTAATCTAGACAAACTTCTTGATTCTGTTCGTAACGAAGAATTTAAACTTAATGAAAAGACATTAACTGATTCTGAAACTGAAAAGAAAGAAGAAATTGTAAAATCAATGAAGGATAAAAAAGAAGATTTTGAGAAGAGATATCCTGGTCGGGGTGAAGAAGTGATGTATGCTACTGCCACAAAAATGGCAAAGAAAATAGTAGAAAAAATGGATGATGAACCAGCAATAGCAACTACGGATACCGCGGCTCCTGCTATTGACAAGAAAAAAGAAATGATGGATAAGCAGAAACTTGCTAACCTAAAAATTCTTCAACAAAAAAAGCAACAAATAGATCGTCAGAAATTTCAAATGCAAAGATCTAACAAACTTCCTCTTGAGGCATCTTATCAACCAGAAGGTGAAGTATTGGAAGATTATATGATGATAAAAAAAGATTGAATCTAGATTTGACTAAAACATAAATAACTACAGGAATTGTTATACTATATTCTTATAAATAATTTTTAGCAAGTAACTTTACGGGAATAACAAAATGGCACTCTGGGGAAACAAAGATAACATTAATGCTGCAGGCAGAGTCACTTTAGACTATGCTACCGGTATTGCTACAGGATCTAACTTGGAAACTCCCGGTGCTGGAACATCATTTGGACTTACTGGTAGTATTCAGGTAGGAGATGTTATTAGATTTGGTTCTCCTGTAAAAAATGGAGTGTATTTTGGTGATGCAGTTGTTATCAGTATTGCCAGCACTACCTCACTGACAATTGGATCTACTGCAGGATTGAGTGGTGCTGCAATTGCATCTACTTCATTCCAAGCATCACAACTTCCAAAATATACAATTCAGGATTCTTCCTTCAGTCGTTCTCAGGCAGTTAATAATGCCGCGCCACGTAAAGTATATGGAATTTCCACTGATGGGTCGGGAGCATCTTCTGGTACTCAATATGAAGAGGGTGTTGGTTGGGTTGGAATTCAAACGTATATGGGAACTGAAGGCACTTTGAGAGTTAGAAAGGAAGTTTTAGTTGCTATGTCTGGAATTGAAACTGGTAATACTCCTTCTTACCCAAATATTGTATCTGCTAGTTGATTAATATATGATCTTTAATGAACTGAATGAGGACAACTTCCTCCTATTTGCTATTAGGTACTATGAAAATCCTAAAGCAGTTATCAAAGAAGATTTTGAAAAAGACTTAAATCATTTTAAGTATATCAAAAGATTATTGAAGAGATATAAAAAATCAGGTGAATTAAAAACTCATCTGATTTTGAATCATTTTATACTTCTTTATAATATATTTGGAGAGGCAACTACACCAATGTTGTTTTTTAAAATTGAGCAAGAGTTATGGTCTGCTGCTAAATCATTTATTATCTTTCTTAATAGACTTCCAGAATACCCACAATCAAGTATTCATGACATTCAGGTTGATATTAATTGTTTAAAGGAACTTTACAAGATCTATAATGGAAAAGAAGACTCTTAATAAAATTATAAATAGTATTAGAAAGCATATGATTGCTGAGAATGCTCCAACTAATAATGTTGGTGGTGGACAAATATCAGGAACAGTTGAAGCAGATGATGATCCCCCTGTTCGTAAGAGAAAAAAATATATGAGTGGTGGTACAGGTTCTCGTAAATTATGGATCCAATACCTAAAAACCAAGTAAAATGACCTCCTCATACCAAACACTAGAAACTAAAGTCGCAATATTAGAAGAAAAAATTTCTTCTTCTGATCTATTGTTAATGAAAATTGATAATGCGATTGATAAGTTGATTGAGGCAAATTCAAATGTAACACGGATGCTTGCCGTTCACGATGAAAAGTTAGATAAGCAAGACCGAATAGATGCTGTATTGTTTGAGAAAATTGACAGTCTTCACAGAGATATGACTCGTCAGACTGATATTATCAAAAACGGATGTGAAAGAGATATTATAAAAGTTAGTGATCGATTAACTAATTTAGAAAAAAAGATGTGGATGATTGCCGGTGGTCTTGCTATTGTCTCTTTAATCTTCTCTACTGTTGGTAGTAATATCATTACAAATACATTATCTCCCACTCCTATTTCAATAGAAAGACTAATAAAATAAATAGTTGAGTGTTGGTACTTGGATGCCATGAAAACTAAAAATGCTCCTACTACATACTCTCTGCATAAAATAACTAATTCAATTATCAAATGGACGGCAGTAATCACTTCACTCTGTCTTGACAAGGTAAGGTAATATGATAGAATATCTAAACAGGTTAATTTTTTCTTATGGATTTTGTTGATGTAAAATACATCAATTTGATATCTTCTAGATTTAAAAAATTTAAGAAGGTAAAGAATAATCTCTACAATTTTCGTTGTCCAATTTGTGGTGACTCTCAAACGAATAAGAACAAGGCAAGAGGATATTTATATCAAATAAAAAATAACACAAACTACAAGTGTCATAATTGTGGAGTAAATGTATCCTTTAATAATTTCCTAAAACAAATTGATACTGAAATTCATAAACAATATATTTTTGAAAAGTTTAAAGAAGGAAATACTGGAAAGAATTTTATTGTAGAAGAACCTAAATTTAACTTTGATGCTCCTGTATTCAAAACTAAATTAAATTTACCTAAGGCATCTGAAAACCCAAGTGCATTTGGATACTTACTCGGTAGAAAGTTAAACCCAGATAAGTTTTACTATGCTGAAAAATTTAAGGAATGGACAAACTCAATCAAACCAACATTCCCAAATACTAAATATGAAGAACCAAGGATTATTATTCCTTTATTCTATCAAAATACTCTTGTTGGGTTTCAGGGAAGAGCAATCGGGATTAATAAGATTAAATACATTACTATAATGATTAGTGATGATGCTCCAAAAATTTACGGACTTGATGAAATTGAAAAAGACAAAACTGTTTACATTACTGAAGGACCATTTGATTCAACATTCATTTCAAACTCAATTGCTCTTTGTGGAGCTGACGGTGATGTTGATAAGTGGGGCATTGGTGATCGTGTTTGGATATATGATAACGAACCACGTAATACAGAAATCTTATCAAGAATTTCCAGAGTTATCGAACTGGGACAAAAAGTTGTTATTTGGCCCCCAAATACTGAAGAAAAAGATATAAACGATATGATTTTGACTGGACATGATGTTCAGCACATGATAGAATCTAATACATATTCAGGATTAGAAGCAAAACTAAAATTTAACATCTGGAAAAAAATATGAGTAACGGAACAAAGGTAGTCAAGAGAAATGGAGCAATTGAATCTCTTGACCTAGATAAGATGCATTTAATGGTTGAAGAAGCATGTAAGGGTCTCGCAGGAGTCTCTGCAAGTCAAGTTGAAATTACTTCAGGCATTCAATTCTATGATGGTATTTCTACTGAAGAAATTCAAGAAATCCTTATTCGTAGTGCAAGTGATTTAATAACATTAGACAACCCAAACTACCAATTTGTTGCTGCTCGTTTGCTTCTTTTTGCGATTCGTAAGCAACTTTATGGAAAAATGCAAGAATTTCCACATCTGAACCAACACATTATGGATTGTGTTTCAGCAGAAGTGTACGATAGTGACATTTATAATAAATATTCAGAAGAAGAAATTGATAGTGCCAATTCCTTCATTCGTCATGATCGTGATTATTTGTTTACTTATGCTGGATTACGTCAAGTAGTTGATAAGTATCTTGTGCAAGACCGGAATAGTGGTGGAGTATATGAAACTCCACAGTTTATGTACATGCTGATCGCATTAACAATATTTGCTGAATACCCTAAACAAACACGACTATCATACGTCAAGAGGTATTATGACGCAATCTCAAGACACCGAATCAACATTCCAACACCAATCATGGCAGGAGTGCGAACCCCACTTCGTCAATTTGCATCTTGTGTTCTGGTTGATGTTGATGACACCCTCGATAGTATCTTTAGCAGTGATATGGCTATTGGCAGGTATGTCTCACAAAGGGCTGGTATCGGTATTAACGCAGGCAGAATCAGGGGTATCAACAGCAAAATCCGAGGTGGAGAAGTTCAGCATACAGGGGTTATCCCATTCCTCAAAAAGTTTGAAGCAACTGTTAGATGCTGTACACAAAACGGGATTCGTGGTGGAAGTGCTACTGTCCACTTTCCAATCTGGCATCAAGAAATAGAAGATATTCTTGTTCTCAAAAATAATAAAGGAACAGAAGATAATCGTGTTCGTAAACTTGACTATTCAATTCAACTTAGTAAAATATTTTATGAAAGATTTATTCAAGATCGTGAGATTACACTTTTCTCCCC